CTCCATTCCAAAATGTAAGTAATATACTGGGTTTCCAGTCATGTCAAGTATTCTCTCTGGCCTTCTCCCTGTCTTAATACCATAGAACACTTTGGTCATGTCCAAGCTCATCCATCCCATCACATTGGCCTCTTGAAACCATCCATCCAGCATCCCAGTTATGTATAATGTTAATTCTGAAGCCTCTAGTTCTTTGTTCAGCATTATTCTCATGGATCCTCCCCACCTCTTCATATTCTCATGAGAGTTTCTGAGTTCTCTATACAAAGAGTTGACATCCTCCTGGCTTAGGAAGACCCATCGTCCGACTTCACTTCTAGGCTCACTCATGATTAACCACACTTCTCCTGTATGCAACCCCGAGATGGAGGTCTCTGATATCCGCCAGTTTCTATAGTATCTCCAGACTACCTCAATGGCAGATTTGATCTTAGCAAAAGAGATAGTTTCAAATTTGATTATAATGGTTTTGATCTTCATTTTCCACATCATTCTGATCAAATCAAATGTTTTATCCTCTGTGTCAGAGTATTTGTACTCTATCTCTGATAACACTGCGTCAATTTTCTTTTCCTCCAATACCCTAGCAAAAGTCTCCTCAAATTGAGAGCTACCCACGTCAGACACTTCATCTATAGTCAGGGATGAGTCTACATCAACCTTCAGAGCAAAGTGGGTGGGCGGCTTGGATAATCGAAGACAGTGCTGAACACTAGAAGGAACATCTATTAGAGTCCAGCTGTACACCTGTGCATCTGGGACCAGTGCCTTCATCATCATAGAGGAATAACCATATCCATCTCCCATTACTAAAATTCTCCCCATCTCTCTCAACGTCCTAACACTCCCCATGATTTCATATACCCTATATAACGACTTAGTGGGGAGGGAAAAGTGCAAGGTTAGATCCATTTCAAGTTCTGGCCTCTCGTAAAACTCTTCACCAGGCATCATCCCTTCAAAATAAGAGAATCCATTGATCATCCCAGAGTGAAACAATATATATGACATATCATCTGGATATTCGACTTTCAAGCTCTGTGTCTCCGATGTCAGATGCTCTATCACTCTTCCTGATGATGGTACTAGGTCTGCTAAAGACTCGATATCAAGGTTGACCTTCTTTAACAGTCTCCATCCTTTTGCAGTAAACACTGTGTGATGATCAGAGCATTTCACTCTGTGCAGGTCCCCCCAAGTGTAATCTGCTTTGAATAGAGAGGAGAGTCCCGTTGCAACGCAATTGCTACATTTTGCCCGGAGTTTGCCACGCGAGAACAGAAGATGACCCTTCAGTAACAGATTCGGATCTACTTTAACCAGTGGAGAAACCATCATGGAGGATGGAAAAGCGATGTCTTTGCACATCTTCACGACTCTAATCAGAGTATTCTTTGCTGCTAATCCGATAGAAGTGGGCGTAACAGGGTATGTTTCCGGCATTTGTGCCCAAGACATCTCTCTCATATAATCCAGATTCTCCTTCCACAGATATACGCCAGATAATACTGCAAACGAAGAGATAGGTGACTCCCAGATTCTTCGTATGATAGAGATCTTCATATAACTCCAAGAAGGATATATTCTGTCTGCTTTGATTCTCTTTCCTGTTGAAGCTCCTATCCACAACATCTTAGCAGTAGTCTTAAATAGGTCAAGAATGTCAACTTTGAGGAACATGGTTCTACTAAGCCCGGCTATATCAAAGATCAAGTCTCCTTTAGATGTAGATGATAGAATTGCAGTTGCCGCCTTAACAGCCAATACTTCAGTGAGGAACCTCCTGGCCAGAGCAGGCTTGTTGGCAAGCCAGTCACTCGGGACCTGAGGAATCGAGGTGTAGTTTTCGAGCTCTTGTCTGTGGACCAATGCAATATCCTCTTTCTTAATGTACAGATATGGGTTTTCTGGATTGCTTGGAATCTCTAGGGATGTTAGTGCTTCTTTGAGATCCTCCTTGGGCTCTTCAACAGGGATAATACAATCTTTGCACCCTCTGAAGTAATGGATTAGCTTCTTCGGATACTGACCGAAATTCTGATTCATCGCTGAAAATTGAATCAACCCGAGCAGAGCCTGGAAATGAACAGTCACGTTCTTGGAGCCTTTTGCATATTCGGCGAACATATTTGTTGAAATGGACAGATGAGAAGGAGGTCCATATGACGGCATCCACAGCGATCCATGCTTCAAAGCCATGTCTACATATCGATGCATCATAGACCCCTTTACATGATCGGGTACCGATATTATATCCAGTGGGTCCAAATCAGTCACTGCCTCTAACAAATTAGTTAAAGAAGCCGCCCAATTTGACTCTTCATCGATAAACCATCCGATTGCCCTCAATAGCCTGATCGGCCTAGTTATCAATGGCTCCGTTCCATATGCTGCTTTAGATGCGGTACTATGAAGCTTCTCCTTAGTCACACTTCCCAGATACGGTAACGAGGATCCGCTAATCATCATCGTCCGCCGAGGGTCCCCGACTACATCATCACCAACCACAACTTCTACATATGAATCAGGTCTATCAGTTTCCAGCGAATCCTCTGTTATGTAATGAAAAGGATAAGGTGTGGAGACTCCAATGACCTCTTTTTTCCACCCTTCATTTCGCACATGCCTTATGTATAATGAAGGACATCCTTCTTTCCTCTTCCGTCCTCCTTTGAAATGACTCCTCCAGACCATGTAGTCCCATATCTTTCTTTCTCCAGCAATGAGTGACCCCACAACGTCCTGTTGACCTAATGTAATGCGTGACAAGGTTACAGTTTTGTCCACCTTAGATGCAATTGAATCGGCATACCCGTACAGAGTAGCTCCGAGAATATCGTGACACATTCTAGCATTGATTTCACTTCCACTTGTCAACTTTTCAACTAGAGGCTCCACCTTCTTCTCTGCACTTATACTCATGAGTTCTTTAAACCATTTAGAAAATTCAGAATCACTTGCTAATCCATCTATGGTCCGATGGATCATTCTCTTTATGATTGTGGAAGCATTTGGCGGGCACATTAGATTGAGAGATGTTGGGTCTTGGAGCAAATGAAGGTAGTCTATATCAGGACTCAAGAAAACATCCGACCAGTTTCTGAGAGTATACCTCAAACTTTGTTTTGCTTTTAGTGCCATCATCATCAAAAATTGATAGTCCTTACTGACTGGATCAGAGAACCCGCGAAGGACCATATCAAAAAAGCATACCACATTGAATCCTCCTAATGTCTTTGGTATTGATGCCATAGTTAGGATTAGAGTTTCTCTGGAGAGTAACCTCACTTCACAAGCTTTCAGCATTTCTCCACTCTTGAACTTTAGAGAGAAATAAATCTTTTCTGAGTCAAAACTATGAGGGGCTCCTCCAATTAAAGGATGATACTTTGAGAATATACTCAAACATTGTAGATGTTGCCATTTAGCTATGAAATATGGCACAATTGGATGAATATCTACCATCACGGCGGACTGAGCATTTGCTGTTATAGCTCCCAAGGCATTATCCGTTGTCATAAGATCTTCATTGGAGAAAAAGAAGATCCTAGATATCCTCTTTAACGAGCTGCAGAGGGGGAGCCCTTCATAGATCGGCATTTTCCCATAAGAAAAGAAGCTATCTGACACCCAGGTTTCCAAAGGTTTCAATGGTAATCCTACCTTGTCAAATGTTTCTCTCAGCTTTGACAGCAACATACCCAGCTTAGCTCTCACCTCGTTCTTGCTACTTTCGCTCGCTAGTCCATAAATCCTAGCCTGCTTAGAATGAATTGTTACCATCAAAACTTGGTTATCTCCTTGACCCATCAATTTGTATTGGACCCCCATTGAGTCACACACGTGAGCGATCAGTACAACCGTAAATATGGTCCATCCTTTTTGTCTCAACCCTTCAAACCCTCCTATGTGTCCTTCATATATTTCATTCAAGCTTCCACTCTTGGGATTTAATTCATCATCTAAATCCGGAGTGTAAGTTCCGTCTGCCAAATAAATTAAAGAGTGCTCAAATATGTCATAAGTCCGGTTATAAAGGTTTGGTAATCCGAACATCCGTCCCAGTTCTCTGAAGACATGCTCAGTACTCTCTCTTCTCATATTCAGGTTCCATTTTTCAAAATCCATATTTATGCAAAAAGTACGGGAGTTTGCACCTTGCTTCCTTTGGGATGTAGTAACTCTGATCATCTCTTTGGCCAATTCCAATAGGCTATATGTCATAGTGATTCCTGGAATCAGAGGAACTACATTCTCTGATAACATGTTTTCGGTGATAACTACATAAGATCTCATCATCAGTGTCATCAATGCGAACATTCTTGCAATCGGATTCATCTCTCTTTCTTTGGGATACAACCCAATGGCTCTATGTTCTCTCGGGAGTCCCCATGGATGTCGGTTTATCCCATCTAGTAGCTGGTGGCAGTCAATAAGTCCGTCTTTCATCCACTTAAGGACACCTCTCCTAACACTAGGATCCATAGGAGGATTTCCTGCCTTCGTAGAATCTTGAATTTCCTTCCTGGTCGGACTTATAGCAGTGTCTGACACAATCATAGACAAATTGAAAGATTTAGGGACAGCAAATGTCTCTTCTGTCTGAATAGCGTCCCAATCACTCAGATGGTACTGGGGTTCTTTTATGTTAATCCAGATGTTTTCTTCGAGGTTTTGGACTATCCAATTATCATGATCAAGTACACTGAACTTGGGGTATCTCCTGTTCTGAATGTAATAGTTCAAGTACCAAATTTCTTTGAACTTCCATCCAGCTTGTAAGCTCTCGTGAGGGGAAATGAACTTCTTGGTAGTCCCGATGACTCGCACTTTCTCAACTCCTTTCCTTGTGTCTACCTCAGGATGTCCCCACAGTCTGAACAGCCCAGTTATTTGCGTCAAGTGATGTAATGACAGATGGCTCTCCTCTATTATTTTGACTAGATTCCATGCAACTTCTTTCTCTTCTTCAGAATGCCCGGATATCGTATCTTCTAAGAACTTCCTAGAGTCAAAATAATCAGACTTCTTTCGACTAATTATGATCCCTGTCATTATGGCCTCAAAGGACTTAAGGAGTTTATAACCATCGTTCCCTTGAACCACGAGCCATCTGTCGAACAATGAGAAAACCCTCACTAGCAATTCCGGACTCGGGTACACCTCTTGAAAGAGATAACGTCCAAAAAATGATGCCAAAAGAACATTATCCCTCTCAGTCAACTTATCTGTAATCATCCTGAGGACATCAATTCTGTAAACAGTGTCTAATCTCTCCCATCTAGCAACAAACAGCTCCCC